TGTTAATCATGAAACATTTGATCAGTTTGAAGCAACTTTCACTAAGTATATTGTCAAGAAACAACATAAGCTTGAAGAACCTGGAGCTTTACCCGCATGGTCAAAAATTAAAGGTGGACAAACTGTCAATTCTAATCATTCTTTTTTTAGTTTGTATTACGGTTTGTTTGCACGCACAATGGGATTTTTGTTAAAGAATTACATCAACCAAGATTTTCTGTTTTTAACTGTTGACGGTTGGAATGACGCCACTTCTGGTAAGCATTTTTCTGAAAGGATGAGTAAAGGATTTTGGGTTCATAATGATGTTACTTCAATGGATACTACACACCAAGAGGCTACATATCGTTTCTTTTGTTTGCTTTTTCACAAACTTTCGGTGTTGGCTGGATTTGACTTAGATTTTCAACAACTATTAGATGTTATGCTTGATGTTTCAGTTCTTTGGAAAACTAGGCACAATGTTTATGATTTGCAGGCAAATGCATCATTCGCTTTATCTAGTGGGCATGCTTGGACATTAATGTTGAATACAGTTACATGCATGTTTTATACAGCTTTAATGTATGACATTGATTGCATTAAAGCAGCTCAATTTAAAGGTGATGATTCATTTGTGTGTTTTTCTAGATTTGTTCCTGCACCAATGCTTTTTGAATTAGACGCGCATAAAGTCCAAGTTAAACCTGAAATCATGTCCAGTTATCCTGAGTTTTGTCACAAAATTTATGTCCCTCATTGTGAGATTCCTTACCCCATTGTTACACGTTTGTTGACTAAATTAGTATCTTATTTTCAATTGCATAATCCCCGACCAGGTGCCGACTTTGAAGTTTTTAAAGAATATTGGATAGGTTGGCTTGAACAATTTAGGTATTGTATGTTTGAAAATAATTTGCCAGGTTTTATTGCTGCAAATGTTGAATATCATCACAATGTTGCGCCCAAGGTTGATTCTGAAGTTGTTGTTGAATTGTGCTGGTTTTTGCACACCCTTAGCAACACTGATGCGAAGCGAGTTTATTCTACACTCATTCGCACCAGTGTTGTTTATCAACACTAAATTGGGGGCTTTTGCCCCCACTCGTACATACCACAATATGTACGAGGTTAAATTCTGTAATAAAATTATTTTTATTTTATGGAAAAGAAGATTCTCCCTGGTCAAAAACGCAATGCTGACACGCCTGTACTTAAGCGTTTCCCTACACTTTATTGCTTCTATCGCGCATTTATTTCTCTCGGCTTACTTGTTGAGAACAAAATTTATCATGAGTCAGACATTATTGAGTTTTGTCATGATAACAATGTTGGGCTTATCTTTAATGTTGGCGGTTTTTCTGTTCCAGTTAATGAAAGTGCTCCCACGTTATACACTGTTCTTGTCACCAATCGTCTTGATCATGTTATTTCTGTCCAGTATTATGATAATCGGCCAATTACTGTCTCTGATCATATTAGTCTTTCTCATTTTCATTTAGCTAGTGATACCGTAGTTAAAACCAAAGTCCGTGAACGTAGACGTAGACCTAGAGCTAAAGTTGATCTCGTCAAAGTCACTGAAGAAATTGTTGAAAAGAGGAAA